TGTATTGTCTTGATAACTGTATAAACCAACGTAGCTATTATTAGAAGTGCTTGTAGTGCTTCATTTATTTGTGTCATACTTACTATATAAACTCCTAATCCTATTATTGTTGGTTTAAATCCTTCCATTTTAATTCATTTTAAATGCCATATATATATAATCTTGACTTGATTTGTTAGTTCCATCATAACCATTTGGAAAACTAAATCCTGTTGATGTTAAATCAATATGAACTGCACTTGTTGTATATTCAGTATCAGAAGAATTTGCAATTAACATATATCTACCTGTTATAGAACCTGATGGTCTTTTACTGTCGTAAATATTCCAACCATATTGTGCTGTAGATTTAATCATTACAAAGTCAGGTTGAAATCCAATATCTTGTGCATTACCTGAACTTCCTGTTCCAGTATAACTTCCAAACTTGCTATATCCTGATTTTGGTGTCCAACAATAAGCTATATAATTTTGACCTGATGTATTAACATTGCCCTCATTCCCTAAACTAAATACAGTTGATGTTGGAGTTGTACCGTTCCAATATGGCGCATAGGTAGTTGTAGCAACATCTAAATTTAGTTTTAATCTTTCTTCATTTGCATTACCACTTGAACCCGTGTTCCCTATATGATACACCGCCCAATCTCTTGTGTTGTCTAAATCTTTAATAATCATTACTTCAGGTGCAGCCCCTAAATTATGCCCTACTGTTGTATTTGCACCAGTTCCAGTGTATTTAACGATACTGAAACCATTTGCTGTATTTGTGTTTGTTATACTTGGTATTGAACCTTCAATATTAGATTGCCAAGTATTACCTGCTTTCCAACACCAAGCTACAAATGTTTGTCCAGATTGATTTTCACTATTACTTGAACCAACACTAAAACCATCTGCATCAAATGATGTTAATGTTGTATTAGCATATCCTTGAGCATTAGCATTATTAGACGATAAATAATGACCTGCACCTCTGTTATTATCATACCACATTTGGTCTTGTGTACCACTTCTTTGCTTTATCCATACTAAATCAGGTTTAAAACCAGTACCAGTTATTGATTGACTACTACCATTTCCAGTATATGTTACTGCTTTAAAGCTATTCGCTAATGTTGTATTGCTTGGTACATTTTTAGCAAAAGCATAATATGTATATAAATTACCATTTGCATTATTACCTGCGGTTACACCACCTGATGTTATCGTAAACCCAGTAGATGTCATTGTAAGGTTAGGTGCGTTACTTGTATCATCAGCATCAGTTCTGTTTGGTTCTAAATAACCACCACCAGTAATACCTCTCCTTGTATCATATAATCTCCAGTTATCAGCACCTACTGTACTTTTTATTAAGACAAAGTCAGGTTTAAATCCTGTTGTAATAGCTTGTCCTGCACTTCCATTTCCTGTATATGTTCCGAATTTACTATATCCTGATACATCGTGGAAACAATAAGCAATATGCTCATCACCTGCACCATTTACATATCCATCATTACCAACAGTAAATACAGTTGCAGTTGGTGAAGTATCTGCCATAAATCCTGAATTAGTAGCAGGTGCAGCAGTATCATTTAATACAAAATTCTTTGTTGCACCAACACCACTATGATAAACTTCCCAATCAGCACTATCAGCTAAATTTTTAATTATTATTACATTTGGTGCTGCTGATAACCCGTGTGGTATTTTTTGATGTGTCGGATAAGTCCCAGTATATTTAACAATACTAAATCCTGCATTAGCATTTGCACTAACTATAGTTTCTTTTGGAGCGCCAAAACTTAAATCATCATTATCTGGTTCAGTTTCTGCATATAATTTATCTATATCTTCTTGTTCTAAAACACTTTTAAAATATCTTGCTTGGTCTATTTTAAAATCACTATTTGCATCACCATAATTACCTTTACCAAAAGACCATTCGTTACCTTTTTGCAATGAACTACCAGTTGCATTAGTTACAGATATTTTTTCTTGTTTGTCTAAATATGCAGTAAATTTTGTTGCAGTTTTAGTAAGTACAACGTGATGCCAATTACCATCTCTTAAATCTATTGTAACAGATGCAGAATTATTTGTTGCACCACCTAATATATCTACAATATAAAAACTATTACTGCTACTATATTCAAAATTCTGACCTACATCACCACTTGTATTAGTGCTAACTAATACTCTATATCCTGTATTTGAACTTCCAGGTTTAAACCAAAAAGACCAAGATTCAAAATTTCCTGCAGTAATTCCTGTATCCATATTAGATGAAGTGCCTGAAAAAGCTACTGCTTTGTTAAATTTACCACCTGATATAAAAGATGTTCCTGATGTTCCTGAACCATTGTAAGTACCTGTTACATCATTATAATTATCTTCAAATTTATAAACTGCAGCAGCTGGTCCTCCAAAAAGTGTCGGTTCGTTATCATCAGCTTTCCAAGACCAAGCAACCATATTTTGACCACTTCCATTAAAACCATTTGCAGAACCAAGTGTAAATCCATCTGAATCAAAACTTGTTAAACCATCAGCAGTTGTGTCTAAAGCATTATCAGAATTTGTATATAAATGTTTAGTAGCACCATTTATTGTATCTTGAATATTGTGCCAAGTAGTACCACCCCTTTGTTTCAGCCAAACTAAATTAGGTGCAAATCCTAAACCAGTAATACTATTAGAACTTCCTGTACCTGACCAAGTTTCTATATTAAAACTACTTGCAAGTGTTGGTGCTTCTGTGTCAGGATCTGCAGCAAATGCCATATAGATATATGTTGAACCATTTAAAGCATAATTAGTATCACCTGTTTGTCCTGAAGCATCTATAATTTGAAATCCATTGCTTAAAAAAGATATATAAGGTTTATCTTGTTCTGCTGCTTCGTCATTAGGAAATAATAATTTATGTGGTGTTGCACTTGATGTTCTTTTATTATCGTGTAATAACCAATTTCCTGTACTACTGCTTCTTTTAATCATCAAAAACGCAGGTTCAAATCCTGTTTCTACAATCGGTCCATTATCTGAACCATTACCTGTGTATGTCCCAAACTTTGAAAAACCTTCAACTGAATGAAAACAATAAGTAATCCAATTAGCACCTGCTGAAGAAGTAACACTTCTAAATGTTGTACTTGTAGCATAAGTACCTGAAAAATCAGACTTTGCAGCAGTTGAGTTTAGAACTAACTCGTCCCAACTTCCATCTATAACATCAGTATACCAAAACCAAGAACCACTTGCACTATATTTTTTGTAGAGTACAACATCAGGTTTACTATTTAAACCGTGACCAATCGTATCTGCAGCATCACTCGTTGAAGTCCAAGTAACTATTGAGAATCCTGCATTTGTGTTTGCTTGTACTGTACTTGTAATATCTCCATCTGTATTGCTGCTTGTAGTTCCTCCTCCTGCTTTCCAACACCAAGCTACATAGGTTTCACCATTTTGATTTACTTCAGGTGCTGAACCTAATGTAAAACCATCACTATCAAAAGAATTTAATGTACCACTTATAACAGATGCTGCATTAGTTAAATCAGGAAATAATCTTGAATTTACACCTCTTGTTGAATCAAGTAATCTATGAGAATCTACACCACTTCTTTCTTTAATCCAAATCATATCAGGTTGGAAACCTACTCCTGTTATAGCTTGAGTTCCACCATTACCTGTATAAATAACTGCCTTAAAGTTTTCACTTGGAGTTAATGCACCACTTGCAGTAGCACCTGCACCAATTAATCTTTTATTTAAACCCATTTATTAAATGTTTGGGAAATCGTATGTAATAACACCTTCTTTAGTAGTTAGTTCATTGATCTCAGTTTCAGTTGTATCAGATAATTCTCTTAAATTTTCTCTTGCATCAGTTATTTCTTGTGGCACTTCTGTTCCATTATCAGCTTTTCTAATTATATACCAATCTGTTTTTGCAAGTTCGCTTCCTATTCTACTTTTAAAGTTGCTAATTGCTTGTTCTTTTAATTCGCTTACTGATTTATCAAATGTTTTATTAGATATGTCTTTTCTAAAACAAGTTGCTTGTGTGTCCCAATATATCTCACCTAAATCGTGTATTCTTTCATCATAATTATCATCTATGATTACATCAAAAAGCCCATTGTCTTTCATATCTTGGTTAGACCAACCTTTTACGTTTAAATGTAAACCTGTTGATGACCTAAATGAATTTGGTAATGATTGATAAAAAGTTATTTCACCTGCGTTGTTTACTGCTTTCATAATTATGCTACTTTATTTATTGTTGCGAATTGTTCTGTGTTTCCATTTGTAGAAACTATACTTATTAAATTTTCTCCACTTCCATCATAAGTAGAAGCATTTGTAAGTTCTTTTACGCTTGCAGGTAAAGTTAAAGCGTGATTACCACTTATAACTAAATTGATTTGCATACCTGTTGATACATTAGCAAAAGTCAATGTTGTATCTCCACTTATTGTTTTAGTAAATGTTGTAGCAGTTGCCCAATCTACTGAAGTTCCACTTAATGCTGCTGCAGTAGTAAACTCTGCACCTAATTTAGCATAGGTAACACCATCATTAGCAATCTTTGCAGTAGTTACACCTAAATCTTTTATCCTTAACGCATCTGCATTTGTTTCTATTGTAGAATCATCAACACTAACTGTCAAAGTTACATCACCACTCGTACCACCACCTGTTAAACCATCACCTGCAACCACACTTGTAATATCACCTGCAGATAAAGTTTGCCAAGAAAAACTACCATCACCATCACTTATAAGATATTGACCTGCAGTTCCATTACCTGATACATTTAATCTTTGAGCATCAACACCATTATCCACGATCATCGCACTTGAAACCTCACCAGTTGATGAAGTACCTACTAATGTACCTTTTGCAGTGGAAACAATTACACCTGTATTTGTAAGTGTTAATCCTAATGCATTACCTGCACCATCAGTTAGTGCTTGTGCTGAACTATCAATAGCACCATTATCGCCTACTTTAAGTAGTGATGTATAAGTATCTTTTATTTTATTACCTGTTAAACTTGCCATAATTTTTTATTTATAATGATTCCCAATTTTTATTTACGTTTTGCCATTGTTGTTGATTCTTATTCCAATATTGTCTTATTTTTTGTATAGCAATTGCAACCTTGTTACCCATTTTCGCTATATTCAACCCAAGTCCTAACATATTATTCTATATAAGCAATAACTTTACCTGCTGCACAACTTATCGTATGGAATGTTCCATATATAATTAATCCTGCACTTAATTCTAAACTTGTTATTGATGTATCACCACCAGTTGCTGCATTTGTACAAGTTATTGTTGAATCTTCCATTGCTTGAATTGCATTGTATTTTTCACCAACTGTACTTGTTCCACTTGAAGCAATGATTCTTAAACCAAATTCTCCAAAAGCTGCTTTTTGATAATTTCCTGAATAAAATAAATCGTTTGACATAAGTAATAATTTACTACAAAAATAATAAATTATAAATTAATGGTTTCGACCTTGTCCACGATATTTTTTTTTGTAACCTGATTGACCTTTACTTGCATTTTTACTATGGCGACCAGGTCTTTTTTTCTTTGGTTTTTCAACATAAGAAATGAATACTTTTTGTGCCATTAGTTTGATTTGTTGTTAAACTTTTCAAAAGTCCTCATTCCACCAAGTCCAAGCATACCGATTAAAACAGTCATTAAATGTTCCATTTGCAGGGCAGGTGGTGCTGATTCAACTCCAACATACCATACAAGCAAATCTCTTAGTACAAAATTATATGCAAGTGCAAATCCACAAACCCAACCGATAAAAGGTCGCCAACCTGCAACAAAAATTGTTCTGTGCTTGGCTTCTTGTTCGTTAATTTGTGCTTGTAATTCAATTAACTTTTGTGGATCAATCTCTTTCCCTTTTATAAGTTCCCTTATTTCAAGACCAAGACCACCAATGTCATTTTTATCTGAAAAACCTAATAATCTTTTTAATAATTTAAGCATCTTGAATTTTATCTAAATTAAAAGAATGATATGTAGAATAACCTTTACCCTCTTTTCTTTTAGCTTGATAGCAAAGTTTTCTATTTTTACCCTCTACATAAGAAACGTGAATCCAAGCAGGGTTATTATCATCACCTAATTCCCAAATAAGTTTGTCAAAATCTAATTCATTTTTAATTATGTAAAATAATTCACAATTTGTAACACTTGTAGCATCTAAATCTATGGCACAACCATCTATATGTTGAGATGTAGTTGCAGCACCTGAAATAGCATTATTTAATTCCTCTGATCTAAAAAAGCTATTTACAATGATTGGTTCACTTACTATTTCTCTTAATGGTTCGAATAAGTTATCAGCTAATGTTTTCATATTGGCTAATTGTTCTTCGTTAGGTGTGTTTTTTATTTTAAGTTTTTTTGCAGTTGCAGAACCAAATGCTTCTTTCCAAGATATATGTTTACTAAAATTTTCTTTTTTAGATTTTGCCATAATTTTTAATTTTGTTGAACTCTGTTTGCAATATCAATGATTGCTCTAAAATAAGTTTTTTCATCATCATTTTCTTCACTATAAGCAACCCCATTAATGTTACTTGTAAAGACATTAAAGTTGTTAGATGTAAGGTCAAAGTAGTCAGTTGTAGATGTCTTAATTAACTCTAAAATTGATTCTACAATATCATTTACTTGTAGTTCTCCACCATCATCAGAAAAGAAAGCGGTAACCACTTCGATTCTTGTAATACATTCAACTATAAAATCACTTTGATTTTGATTTGTTTGAGCAGTATCTGCAGAATACACAATTATATATGGCTCACTTTGAGTAGATGGAACACGATTATATACAGGTACGTTTGCACCACCATAACTTACATTACCATTTAAGAGTGTAAATATCTTTTGTCTTATAAATCGTATTGGTTCTTTCATCTTAAACTTCTTTTAATTGCATTGTTTAAATCTAATTTTAATTTAACCAAACCTTTGTTAATATTCTTGTAGAAAAATTGATATGCACCCTTAACACTTCCTTTCGCTTTAGAACTTGTCATTTCTTCAACTGCAGCACTATATGGTGCTTTAGATTCTATTGATAAATTTTGATGGTTGTAAACTATACTTCTTCTTAATGTGTTAGTGTCCGTTGGTGCATCTTTCTTCATATCTCTAACAATAAACGATGCCCTTTTAGCTATTATCATATCAACTCCTTTATTACTTAATGAAGATAATTTGTTAAAAAGTTGCTCAACCTTTCTTGCATCAGATTTATTTAATTCTATGCTTATATCTTTTTCTGCCATTATTCCCTTTTTGTTGCCGTTATTGTTGTGTAATATTTATAATTGCTATTAAACATATTGTTTATTTGAAATTGTCCACTTTCATTTTCAATTTCTAACAGATCTGTCGTATTTATATCATCAGCAGTTTTTTTCCTAACAGTTAATTCAATAACTAAATTCCTATCTCTTTTGCCATTCTTTGTGGTAATATCACCACCAGTATAATTAACCATTGCCCAAATGGTTGTTTGAGTTCCAAGAGTAGATGTAAACCCACCAAAACCATCAACAGATTTAGATTGTCTTTTAACTAAAACTCTTTTATCTAATTTACCTGCATTCATTATATAAACATTGTTTTATAACCACTTAATATTTCTTTAACACTTGTAGGAAGATCAGTAACATTTTGACCAATTACAAAATCAGTTCTATTGTCATAAAGTGTTGAAACAAGCTGAAGATTTGCTTCTATTAAAAAACTATCATTCATTCCTGCCGTTGTATAGCTTACAATAACCTCTTTTGATGGCAAACTCCCCAATTCAATAATTGTATCATCTAAACCATAAGTGGTATAGTCAGTTGTAGCAGTTCCATCTACAGTTATTGATTGTACAGAAGCTATTGGTGAAAATGGCAAAACAAACCTTTCATCAACATTTGCTAAATATAATTTCCTTGTTTTAGCCACTATATCTTTAGTAATGTAATTTTCAATTATAATCCTGGCTTGTGTAATCATTTGACCAATCAAGGTATCATCAGCACTTGTATCAACCCTTAAATATGATTTAGCCGTTGCCGTGTTAATTATCTCTGATCCTGTCGTAGCAGTTATCTTGATTTGTGTATGAAAGCGATTTAAAGGATTACTATAATATTTCATTACTTATTTTTTTTGATTTTTTTCTTGTATGCTTGTTTTAATTCCTTTGTTTCTTTTGTCTTTTTAGTTTCTCTTTCTATGATTCCTAAAAACTCTAATATATCTTCTAACATAATTTATTATTTAAAACAAAAATACAAAAAAAATGCACCATAAAGTTTACAGTGCATTTGATTGAAAAAGAATAAAGAAAGAAAAAACTATTTGAAGTCAAAGTTATTAAAAAATTTTGAATAAGCATTTGTTTGACTTAATCTAACCGCTAATCTTTTACCATCATTTTTAAAAATAAAAAACCCTTCATACTTCTCTACCCAAATTGCAAAATAATCTACATCTTTTTTTTCGTAACTATGTTTCCATTGTATATGAACAGTTTTCCTGTTTTTTTGAAATCCTTGAGTTGTAGATTTAATTTGAATACGATACATATTTTCTCCTGTATCCGCCACACAATCATAAAAAGAAGTATGGATTAGGGGGTAAGAAACTTTTATATCTCGTTTAAGACATTCAATACCAAATTTATATTCAGCAATACAACCTTTTGCATTGGAATCCACGAAAATAAAGTTACAAAAAAAGTGGCTAACCGAAATTAACCACTTGACTAATAAAACTAACTAATATGAAAAAAAAATTATCCTAATGTACTATAATAACAAACATTAGAACAATACTGTTTTGGAATATCAATATGGCTTTTAAACTCAACACCACAATTTAAACACTCCTTTGTTTCTATTTCTTCTCTTTGGTATCTTTCAATCTCTAAGTGATCCATCTTTTTTCTTTTTACTTTCAATTATTGTATCTTCTATTCCATAAGCATAACTCAAAACCTTGAAATAATCATCTTGTGTTATGTTTTTTATATCCCAATGATTAGATATAATCTTCATTATTTTTGGTGCTATTTTTTTGTTTACTGACATTATCTTACTAACCAAAATAAAAAGTTAATTGCTAATGTTGCCCAAAATGTAAACAATCCTAATCCCCAACAACAATATTTCAGTATTCTTTTTTGCAAGTTTAAATCAACTGGCATATTAATATCTTGATTTGTTGCTTTGTATATTACTTTCATTATATGCTAAATATTTCAGAGATTGACCATAAGCAAAAAAATATACCAATGCCTAAAACCATAAAACTTACAAATGTTAGAAATTCTTTAAATTGTTCTTTATTCATATTTTCTAATTTTCTTCAAAGTAAAACAATTTATTTCATATACACAAATATATTTTACATTATTAATATTTTTTTATATATTGTTAATATGAAAAAGACAATTAAATACAAACCTTTACAATTAGAAGGTGGTCTTTGGCTTGTAAACTATGATTTCGAAGGTACTGAACTCGGCAGGACATTTTGGACTAAAGATCAAGCAGAAAGATTTATTAAGAAAGTAAAATAAAAAAAGGGGCATGAAGCCCCTTTAATTATATAAACTCTAATTAATTATAGAGCTGCAACCACTGTAGCGAATGAACCTCTACATAGTGCATTTGGTAAGTAAGTAGTCATTGCTAACCTTTCTTGAACTCTTACTGTTACAAAGTTCTTTTGAACATTGTCAGAATCTTGCTCAAAGAACTCAACACTTACATTCTCTCTCTGCCAAATTTGAGCAGCTTGTGAGAAATTACCTACGATAAACTCTCCTTCTGCCATTGCAGTTGAGATTCTAAATGGTACTCCCATAAATGTAGGTTGTAATCCTTGATAAACTTGATCTTTTAAGTATCTACTATCACCATCTTTTAGTGCAAGAATCTTGTGAAAATCTGTTGGGTGCATTAAAATCCCATCTGAAGTATAATTAGCTTTTGCAACTTGGTTAAGTGCAGTAATTAATACATCAATGTTTTGTGGGTTTGCAATAACACCATCAGCGAATCCTGAAGCAGAATTAGACCAAACAGTAGCAGAATTTCTCAATCCTTCTAAATTTGGTGCAGATCCATTACCACCTAATAATTGGTCATCTTCAACTGCCATTAACTTGCTTGGTACTCTTGCCGAGATGTAAGAAGTTAATTGCTCTGTATCATCAAGCATTTGCTTTGATAATCTTAAGTAAGTACCAATTAACTCTACATTAGCAGTAGAAGCAGTTAAGTTAAAATCAGTTTGTCCAAGTGCAGTACCTTCTGCTTTAGCAGCAGCACCTTGTGTATATGCAGATTCTTTAATATATCTTATTGTGTCAGAGTTTGTAGTTCCAACAGGTACGATTGATCTAATGTGAACTGCATTTGCAGGATCATACTTTATACCAGGTACTCTTGTTGCAGCGATAACCTCACCAGTATAATCTGCACCAGTTGTCATATCAGCTTTTACTTCGAATGAAGCTGCTCTTGATTGTCCTTTTTTAAGACCTTCAATAGCACCACCTTCGATAGCTTCTTTTAAAGCACCTTTAAAGTTTACTGGCTTACTTTCGATAGCATTTTTTTTAGCTGCCATTTCGATAGTGTCCATTCTTTTTTGCATTTCATCATTCTTTGCAAGATAGTCGTTAGATAGGTTTGAAATTTCACTTTTAAGTGATTCTTCAATCTCACCTTTCGCATTATCTTGAGCCGAATTAAATGCTTTTTCAATTTTAGAATCAACTAAATCTCCGATTTGGTCTAATTCTTTTTTGATTTCATCGTTCATTTTTTACGAATTTAATTTATTAAACAAATAATTATATATATCACTATTATCAGTTTTAATCTCTGTCGGCTCTGTAACATCAATTTCAGTTGGCAGAGTGGCACTATCGTTAAAAATAGATTTTAGCTTGATGAGTTCTGCTTCAATAGCATAACCCATATTGTCAGAAATGTTACCCTTGCGAATCAACTTCACAAGTTTATCAAATCTTTTCAATACTTTCTCCTTATCTACATTCCCTTTTACATCTAATATCATTGCTTCATCATTTGCAGCAAGTGTAACGGCAGAAATCTCATAAAGTTTTACTTCCGTTAATTTTCTGTTATATCCATCACCCATTCCTGCTTCCTTTTGAAGTGGCAATATACCTACACTATTTTCAGTAATCACCCCTGCTTTCATAAGTTCTAATACATCAGTTCCAAGTTGAGTTTTTGGTATTTTCGCTTCGAACATCAATCCTTTATCATCTTCATATAAGTTCACCATTTTTCCTAATGGTTGATCCATATTGTGCTGATATAAGTATTTAACACGACTTCCATTCTCCATAATCGTTTTTGTATATGCACCTGGTGTAATTATATCACCATCGCTATCAACATTATTAAATACAGAACCATATCCTTTTACGATTCCACTCTTTTCATCGGCATCAACTAATTCACCGATTGGGCTTGACTTATATATTATATTTTCCATTTTACAAAGATATTAATTTTCTATATATATTAATTCACCACCACCATTCACTTCAGGTGAATCAGTTATTAAGACATCTATTCTTCTTCCATCTGCATTTTCTAACATTACAATTAGTTCTTCGATACTAAATAACATTAGCCAAGTTCTTGGTGATTCTGAATTTGGGTGTAATTTTTCGTACTCTTGTGATAATCTAAACAATCTTTCCATTATATTTTATTTTGTAATTTTCTTATAAGTTCTCTTGATTCATAATAAATCTCAGGATATAATCTTCTAAATATGGGGTTGCCGAAATATAAATTTTCAAATGAATGAGCTAAAACTTCAGCTACTTGTGAATAAAGACCACCTCTTGTATAGTAAGCATTAGGGTGACCATATCCAACTTTGTTTCTTGTCAATGCACCAAAAAAATCTGCCATTGCTCCGTGAAATTGTTGAAAATCTTTTTCTGAAAGAGATGGAAATTGTTTTTTTAAACTTCCGAAATCCTCAAAATCCCATAATCTTTTGTATGGTTTCAATGCTTCATTTTGCACACTTGCACTTTGCCTATAACCTAATTGTTTTCTCCATTTTTCAAAAGCATTTTTAACATCATCATCTAAAATTGGTTTAGATTTATTTCTCATATTCCATTTTGCCCAATTATTTTGTTTATGTGCCATATGACCTATCTCGTGAACTAATGCTCTGTTTAATGCTACTTTAGTATTATAATCTCTTATGTTAATTGTAATACCATCTTCGTTTGCAAACGATCTTCCCTTTCTTAAAAATTTAACACTTATAGGTTTATTTAACAAACTTGTTATCTCCATTGCTTTATCATCAATCTCATAACCTTGTTTTTTAAGATCATCAATTTCTTTTGGATAAAAGTTTGGTTTTCCTTCTTGCACTACTCTTTGTCTTGGAACTCTTACTGGCATTGGCTCAATTCTTTGCGGTATTGCACCCTCAATAATTTCTTCTTTAGGAAATGGTGCATTGGTACACCTACAATTAATTACATTAGCAGCACTTCCTCTACTATCACCTGGATAACTTAATTCCTCACCACCCACTAAAAAGTTTTTATCCATATCAACTATTTGTCCATTGGCTTGTATATGATCTATTCTTGTTCTATTATCAAAAGTTGCAATCCATTCTTTTTGAAGATTCTCTTTTCCAAAAACATCAGTAGCACTTTGATTAGTCGCATAATTGGCTGCATTAACACTTTCTGTTCTTACAATTCGTTTTGCATTAACAACCGACATATCATTAAACTTCTTTCGCAGTATTCTTGATGCTTGTACCTCACCCATTGATTGAAAGTCAGGATCTGCCATATATCTTTTTAATGTCTTAATAAATTCTTTTCTTCGATTACCACCTACACTAACTATTCTTGCACCTGCTACTTCATTACCTATGTATGCAAACTTTTCATTCCAAATATCCTCATATTCAATATGGGTATTTTTAGTAATGTATTTCTCAAAGTTTTGAGCATACCACTTAGCAAACTTATTTCCAACCTCTTGATATAGTTCAACATAAAGAGTTATTAAGTCGCTATCCTTAAACTTAAATTGTAAATCAGGTATTTGTTTATTGGCTTTTAGAAACTCATTGATAATATCACTACTTTCCTTTTTAAAGTATTTTACCCATTTCTTGTCTTGTTTCGCTTCTTCAATGTCTAATTGATTAAGCCAATCCTTATGATAAGTTTTTTTGAATTTTTTAGTCAGCATTTTGAGAAATCCTTTTAGCCCAAGAAATCATTGCTTTACCACCCCAAAGATTATAAGCTACATAACCTTTGTCTTTATAAGGTTCGTTTCTGTATTCTTCAGATATTTTTGCATTATCCTCGTGTCTTGCTAAAAAGCTATTTATTCTTTTCACAGTATCAAGTGATAAAGGTTCTCTATTAGCTAATTGATTTGCTCTTTTCCAACCAACTTCAGTTCCACCTTTAACAACATCACGACCATACTTTTCTCTCCACTCCAACATTCTTTTTGCATTGTTAGTAGCACCTTGTGGGTAATTAGTATAGCTTTCAGCTTTGGTTATTGATTTCTTGCTTGACATTGGGTGTCCACTTGGTAAAAGGTCGGTGTCGTGTTTGCCACCTCTAAATTTACCATTACGAAGAACATATAAAAATGAGTTTACTCTTGCATAAGCCCATTGATCTTCACTTGTAACACTTGGTCTAACCGATGATGGATTATTTCTATATGCACCAACACCACGATTGAATACAGTTTGTAATGTTCTATATGAAGTTCTTTTTGATTTATCATCACCAACTTTCTCATTGTGTTCCTCTACCTTGTTTTTAAGACCAGTTTCTACGGCACTACCAGGTTTAACTGGTTTGTCAATATATTCATCTTTAACATCTTGTCCAATGATTGCAATATAATCTTCGTGTGATGCACACGGCATATAAATTTTATTTCCATTTTCATCGTGTGAATGAACACCTGAACAACCAATCGCTTCTGCTCTTTCACTTGCTTCTGTTTCGCTTGTGTAAACATCTCTGCGAACTTCCCTCTTAACATCAAGTAGTTCATCATAATTAACTTTTACACTTTTAAAGTCCTCACTAATAACCTCATCTTGTAATGGAACAAGATTCATTGGAATATAGTAATCGTTAAGTTTTTCGTTGTCGGCTTCAACACCATAACTCATCGCTTGTCTTTTCTCGTTTGGAGTTAGCCACCAAGCCTGACTCATTTGCCCAACCACTTTGTCCATTTCCTCTTGCATTTCAGAAATACTTGTGTAATCAAAGTCAATGTATAGTTTATCACCATAAGCAGGAACTAACCATCTGTTTAACTCATCTTTGATTTTGTTAAGTTCAGGAATAACTGCATTTTGATACAATGTCTTTTTAGCTTCTATTACATTGTTATAGGTAGAAGATTCCGTGTTATTTAAAAGAACTGCAGGTACTGAATATATATTACATAAGTCCTTAATACTTGCATTGTATTGTTCTATTAGAGAAAGATCAGATGCTGACATTCCAAAGTTAATCCAAGATAGTTTCTTTGGTGTTATTACAATATCACCTGCACTGTTAGAACCTTGATAGTTTTGTCTAAACTTCTCTTTTAATTGTTGTGCTTGAACTTCATTAATATCCCCCTCATCACTCATAAGTACACCTCTTGCAGTTTGATTTTGTAAATACTTCGCACCAGTTGTAATTGCTTCGTTATTTGTATCTAATGATCTTAAACCTGCTTTAAGTGGCGACATTCCGTATAAATGACTTCCAGTACCATCATAGTAAGGGTTAAAATCTTTAATGTGGCAAATATCTTCAGCTTCCATCTTATATTGACCATTATAATCTAATGAGTATGATTTAACTGGTTCAAATATTCCACCACTATTAATTTCTACCTTTTGACTTGGTAATACATATAATTCTTTAAATTTACCTTGATTAGCACCAGTATCAGGTTTTAAACCATAGATGTAACGATTACCAGTTAGTTTACCAAAAGCAATTATTTCTTGAATCCAAGCATTGTATGATTGTGCAGGATTAGGTCTTGAAAGTAATTCGTGTAATTCAGTATCTGCTACTTCTTCAAGTGCGTGTTTTCTTAACACCTCTGCTTTATGTAATGCAGAACCATTAGCGATACCACTTGTCATTGCTTTGTATCTCTTTAACTCATTCTCATTTTTAACCTCATATATCTGAAATGGAATTGTCGCTGCAGTTTTAGCTATAAGATTTACAATAGAATAAATCGTTGTGTTGTATTGATACCCTTTTTCAATGTAAGTGTTATCGTTTTCAGCATTCCAAATAATACTATTTCCAATATAGTTGTATATCGCTTTATTAAACTCTGCATTAGTTTGTTGAAAATTCTTTGAAATGAGTTTCTGAAATCTTGATAATATTGATGCCATCGAATAACTTTTATTTTACAAAAATACTAATTAAATTACAAAAAAGTTTTCTTTCTTACCAAAGGAAGAATAAACGGCATAACGAATAGAATCCATTAAGTGATTTTCCTTGTCTTGTGGTTTGTTTATTATCGTTCCATCTTTTAATTGTTCCCAATAATAGCTTTGATATTCTCTTAATATATTCTTTGATTCATTGCTAACAATAATATCGTACTCTTTCAATTTAGATATTCCTGCATTTATACTTCCTTGACCTTTAGTCGCAGGTTTTATGTACAATCCTAATCTTCTCATCTCCTCAATAGATTTAGGTTCAGCAGAATCAGCATAAGTAATCACTTCACCATATCCTTTCGCTTTTAATATATCTACAATATCGCTATTGGTTAAACCTTTTTGATAAAGTATCTCGTGCAAATACACCTTGTCGTTCTTTTTAAAGACAAGAACACAAGCGGTTGGATCATTACTATACCCATAATCAATCCCCACAATACCTTCTACCTCTAAATCAAATTCAGGAAACTCATCGTAATCAATAAAAGTCCAGTTATTAAATATTTGTCTTGCACTAAAGATTGCTTGTAATCCCTCACCATATACTCTCCAATAATCAGGATCACGAAGTTTCATTCTTTCAATTTCATTTACAAGTTCTTTAGATAAGAAATTATTGTCTTTGTATGTTGTTACCCAAGTATCGCAATCTTCTCTTGGAATTAAGTCATTATAAATCCAATGGATAGGATCTGATGGGTTAAAATCAACAATGACCATATCGGTAGTTCTCATATTGATTTGGCGAAAATCCTCTATGTTTAATTCATTGCCCTCATTTAAGAATGCAATGTTTCTTTTACGACCACGAATCTTTTGAGGTTCATCTACCGAAAGAAACTCAATTAAGTGGTCATTGTATTTAAAAGTGTTATCAGCTTTATTGTGAACTCCTGAAAAATAAATACCAGTTTCTTGTAGCACTATCATAATATCTCTCATCACAGAACCTCTTAATGCAGGTAGTGTCTTACGGACAATAGAGATAGTCAAAGGTTTTTCAGATGTTGTAATTAGATAAACCAGGTATTGACAAACGGCTACTGTTTTTCCTGACCTTGTTCCTCCTTGATGGACTTTGAATCTTTTCTTTGATCTAATAAGGTCGTAGAATTGTCTATTGCATCTTTGTTCAACTTTC